AATCACCTAACGAATTTACCTGTTCTTTTATCGATAGCCATCAATATCTCATCTGCTATTCTTTCTCCTGACTCTTCCATTCCACTAGCCCTTTATTATGTTTATCGTAATACAACATTGCTATAGCGTTCCACACCACCTGCGCAAGATGCATACATCCTGTATCCGAATCAAATCTCTCCCCTTTCGTATAAGCGACCAAGTGTCTCATGAGTGCACCTAGATAACGATTGAACCCATCAGGTATATCTTGCCATGAGTTATCAGCATACTTCTTGGCACCTTTTGTATATACCCTCACGATGTCCTCTATCTCAGCCAAAGGAAGGAGATCCCACCGGAGTTTGCCGTCGGCCCGGTCATTCTTGCCGCTGCCGTCCTTTCCAACGAACGGCACATCTGTCGCTTTCCCCTCATTGGTATTACATAGACCCTCGCCGATAGAGCTATAATCCGTAAGCTTATCGACCGTTTCCTCATCAATAATCCTTAATTTAATAGCCCTGTTTAATGATACAACCATTTCCTCGTCAGCCCAAGCATATTCATATGATGCTTTAAATAATGGGCCTAATTTCATCAATCCTGTACGATCGGCGGTTTCAAGTACCTCAAATACCTCACCGTCATAAACGACCTTTTCGTATTTACCAAACTCTTCTTTCATCTTAAATTCTTTTTGTTGGTATTATTAATAAAACTCACTAAGATCCCTACATTCTGGCGTCTCACCTGTCATAGAGTAAAGCTCACCAGATGATAGATGCACGCAATGAACGGTCTTCCCGTCTATATACTCACTTCGCTTCGTGACCCCACAAATAGCGCAGCGTTGGATCCCCGGACCCGCCTTTATCCACGAGTGCCGTACGCTCCTCTTCCTTGTCCTGTTGGTGTCATTAAGCTTTCTCATGATCAATCCTCCAAGACCGTTACAATCTTATCTTTACCGATAATAACCTCATTCCCGCTTCTTACATCAAAGCATCTCTCACCCTCTGCCTCCTTGAAATAAAGAACGCCATTGTACTCGAATAAACCGAAGCCGTAATCGTCTAGCTTCATTTTGCTAAGTTTTTTGAACTTATATACGTTTTTCATATTCTCCATATTTTTAATATTTCCTTCATTCATATAAAATATTGATGCAGATATTGATATTATTCCTATAATTATCATAATTAATCCTCCGTGGAACATACCTTCATGTAAATCATCCCAGCCTTTCACCATTACAGCTATGGATAACATAATCACTGCCATACTAAGCAAGACCCATATCATATCACATTTTCTTTGTTTTTAGAAACTCCATCATATCCTCCACACCAAGCTGGAAGCCGGCAGCCGCCTTATGACCGCCGCCACCGGGGTTGGCCTTGCGTGACAGCGCCGAGACATCCACCTCCTCCTTGGTGGTATAGAACGAGCATCTGAAGAATCTGCCGTTCCAGCAAAATGGCATCATCAAATCATGTTTTCTAGGATCGTACATAGACTCGAATGTGGTGGAGTTAAACTCCGTAGTATTCATACATATCGCCTTGTATCCAAATATATCTGCCTCGAATGAGAACATCTTCGTTTCTCCTCTGTTTTTCTCGATGATATATTCTATTATGGCCTCGCCATTTCTTATCATATCAGAAACAAACTCGCCATTCGCCTTGTTTAGCACCTCCCTGACCATGTCAACGTCAAGCCCGCAATATCCTCTCATCCCATATTGGAATGAAAGAACGTCACTCCATTCGAAGCGATCATGATCCCATACATCATAAGCGCTCAATAATTTTACCACATTAGGAGTTTTGATGTCATCGAAAAGATATTCCCACGTAAGCTCACAAGCCGCCGTTCCGATACGTCTCTTGCCCTTTACCTCGTAATCCCTCATATCGTCTATGGCAGTCTTATGATGGTCTATCCATACGACATCTATACCTTTCTCTTTCCACTCATCGAAAAGGAATCTTGTTCTGTTTCCAAATGACACGTCAACTACAAACACCTTATCATATTTATTCACGCCAGGTATTTCCTTGCCGTAATTGTAAGGAAGAAGATCAATGTCCCCTTTGAAATACTTTTTTACTATAGCCGCTGACATTACTCCGTCAAGATCAGCCTCATGATATATACATCCTGTCATAATCTGTTGTTTTTGATTAAAAAATCTATGTATTCTTTTATCTCCCTATTTCGATCATTACTCCAGTCAAAGGTCTCGTTTATGAATTTGAAGTACGATACCGGAATTGAATGCAACATCCATCCACAATACTTGCCGAATGTCATTAACGTAGAGCCAAGGGGATGATCCGGCCTCCCGGGTACAGGGGAGGCGGTCACGCCCTGCGCCAGCCCCCTCCTTCGGTCTTTCTTGGCGGCTTTGATATCCAGATCTGTTTTCGTTACCTTATCCCCCATCGGGATATTGGTAATTAGTTTATCGCCGATAAACATCCCCCATCCATATCCTTTGTAGTTCTCTATACTAAGTTTCCTTATATCACCGAACCTTGACGAGTTGTTACAACAATCAACGACCAATGCGCTATCCTTACCGTCCTTTATCCTAACCGCCCTGCCAAGCCACTGATAAAACGAAGAGAACGAAAATGTCGGTCTTCCTACTATCACGCAGTCCAGACCCGGATGATCGAATCCCGTACCGAGGGCGGAATAGTTGAACACTACCTTCGTCTTACCCGACTTGAACCCCTCGACTATAGCCTCCCGTTGTTTCTTTGGCGTGCCTCCGTGAACCACCTCCGCAATGCCGGCGCATATCTTGGCGTTCATCCATTCGGCGGCAGTATTACAGCTCTCAACAGAATCCATAAACACCAGTATAGATCTACATACGTCTTTTAATACCATCAATCGACGCAAAATAAGGTTGTTTAAGCCATTTTTTCTCACCGCCTCACTAATAGACTCAGCCGTATATTCAGAGCCGTTAGAATTAAGTTTAAGGGCATCTCCATTGAAATCCCATGTCTCATACTTAAGAGGCGTCCAAAATCCTTGTCTTATCATCTCCTCTACCTGTATCACGTGAATCAGGTTCTTGAAATATACCGGTCTCATACGAGTGATGAAATTAAGTTGGGAATATGATGTCTGTCCTATCGACATGTTTTTAAGTCTACATGGCGTGGCTGTAAACCCTATCACCTTTCTCGGCTTCAGCTCATTCATGAATGTCATGAACTCACTGCCATCCTCAGGACTGTATCCGGCATGAGCCTCATCTATCAATACGTTTCTGATTCCCATCTCCTTAAGCTGACCAACAACTTTCTTGATAGATCCTAACGTGGCATATATCATGTTAGATAGCTCTTTCTTGCCACAGGAAGCGGAGTAGATGGTAGCCGGTATGCCATACGACGTTATTTTGTCGTGGTTCTGTTGCAGCAATTCTTTTGATGGTTGTAAAATCAGCGTCTTATCTCCCATCAATCTAGCCGCTTCTGCTATCAGAAGTGACTTACCGCAACCTACAGGACCTACGATCAATACCGGATCATGTCTATCAGAGTTTATGTAATCGGAGATACTTCTAACACACTCCTCTTGATATGGCCTTAATTTATATGTCATCTCTGTAGTTATCAAAAACGTCTTTCACGTACTCTAGTCTTATCGCACATTCCCGGCCATCGTCCATTTTTACCATCAAAGTCTCTTTGGTCTTGCTTATGGCTATCACCTCTCCTATCCCTATCTGGGTATGAACTATATCACCTATCTTTACATCAAATTTACTCATGGTCCAGCCTTTTATTAAATTCCTCTATCTTGCTCCTGTCCGTCTCTTTGGTCATCTTAGCCTCTTCCTTGAATATGTCATACCCTTCTCGGATATTGTCTCCAACCATATTCTCTATCATCTCCCTTAACTCATCGCTTCTTACGGCGAAAGATATCTGAAACGATTTACTTGTACCTTTCATTAGGTAATCAATCTCCTTCTTGCATTCTGTCATCAACCGATCCAGATTATCGAATTTAACGAACTTAGAGTTGCCATTGGCTTTCCTTACCCCATCCTTGAAATCCTCCAATATCCCGTTAAACACATCTGCCATACACATCATGGAATGTAGCCATACCAACATATTGAATTTATATTCATTATCAGCGTTGTTCATCAAACTCACCAAAGACTCGCTTTTTGTCAACATGATCTTCGATTCCCGGTCTACGATATCCTTTATCTCCTGCCGGCATTTCATGGCACCAACGAAATCCATTTTAGAATAACATTCATTTGATTTCTCTACCAATTTCCTGATATCCTTTCTAGACATCAGAAGATCCAATACCTGTTTTTCTCTTTCGTTTTTATCCACGTTACTAAAATTATTTATTTTATTTATTAAATTCACATTCATATCACAAAATGTTTACTCTAACCGGGTTAAACGCCAACCCACTATCGATTATCCCACTGACGTAAGAATCATCGAATACTTTCCTACCAATTCCGATAGCTCCATTGATATCAGCATTTAGCAGCTTCCCAATAGAGCTTTGAAACAATCCTCGTTTCTTTCTTTTGCCTAAATAAACATCATGCTTGCACAGTTTCTCAAAAGCCAGATGATCTACTTTGGAGGTATAGGATTCCTCATTGGTTTGAAAGTTTATTCCAACCAATTTACATTTGTAAGAAATCTTATCAATTAGCTTGGAGAACGGAATCTCAACGAACTTCTGATTTATCCTCTTTCCTAGATTTACTCCATTCTTCCATCCTCTGTTTAACCCTACTACAAGACTACCAATATTATTGTCAATACAATAATTGACAATAAACCTGCTGATCTTATGGATATGATCATCTATCCAAAAATTCCTATAATTATTTAGCTGTCTAAGTCTCCTTGAAGTTCCCTTATCTCCAATGTAAGACATCAATCTAGCTCTCTTCTTATTATACCACTGATTAAAGGACTTGATAATCTTGCCGTTTACAATGAAGGGCTTGATACCTACATTGCTTATACATGTACATAAATTATTCAATCCCAAATCAATCGAAAGAACATTATCCTTATTCAGGTTTAGATTCTGTTCCTTCTTCTCATAAATAACCTCAACCACATAACAAGTGGCTTGTGGAATTATCCTAACCTGACATAATTTGTTATCTCCTATGTTTGTTTTGATTGGTTGAATTATGTTTTTGATAAAATGGATGCAACCATCGTTTTTCAATCTGCAAGCAGAAGTCGTAAAGACTACCATATTCTGCTTCTTACCTCGCTTGTACTTCGGCAATTTAGGTTCTGAGTTGAACTTAGAAGGATTCTTTTTATATTCCTTCTTTAATCTGATCCAAGACCTTATCGACGAGAAGACTTGGGCTACGACTTGCTGGGACACTACCGACGGAAGATTCCTAAAATCAACCTGATTCTCCTTACATAATTTAGTAGAAAACTCATATTCATTTATGTAATCTCCGGAAAATATACCTTGTCTGACATTGAAAAGAACATAATTATACAACAACCCGGATTTGAGGCATATATCCTCAAATCGGTTGTCTTTTACGATATGTCTCTCAACTAATCTCATTTTTAATATCTTATGCCATAAATATAAACATAGTTTATGATACAAATAATTTATTCTATCATAACCAGTTATTTATTGACACAAATATAATTAAAGCCTAGATATTTACCTAGGCTTTTTAATAAAGTTAATCTTTTTTATTCTTTCTTTTTGAATCATCCCAATCCGATGAGTACCTGCATGTCCCTTGTTTGTGGATCGAGAAATCGCACCAAAAACACAAGGGCTTGGGGCGGGGTTCAAGGCAGGCCGGCTGGCGTCCCATGAGGTAGCGCTTCTCGTACTTATACCCCTGTTTGGCGTCGTCCCAAACGTGAGCTTGATAGCTATCTATTTTATTTGTCTCGAAATCATACATGTCAAGGAGAATATCGTTAAGTTCCTTGACCGATCTCTCTACTTTCTCCTTATCTACCTTCACGTTCTGATTGTCCAGCATGCGGGTAAAGAAATAGCTGCACATATCCGGCAATACCTTATATTTTCTGAGTATGTAAAAGGCGTATATCGGATGCTGGAGATTGTGAAGCAGCTTATCCTCATCGAATAACTTTCTCCCGGACTTCCAGTCTATCGTATACATAGCTATCCTGTCTTTTGTCTTATACTCTCCACGCCAGTCCACCGATCCTATGATATGTACCTTATCGTACGTCACGCCATCCAAGGTAAGGGGCTTGGGCAGCTTATAGGGCAGGACGAAGCCCTCCTCCACGCCGGCCGGCCTCGACCCCCGGATCACCTTCTCCATTGGCGTAAGATCGGACCACGTCTTCTTATAATTGCCAGCGGCATCCTTCTCAAACAACCCCACAATCCATCTTATTAACCTAGCCGCATGTTGCATAGACTCGATCTGGGATTTTACGCTATCAAAAGGAATCTTCTCTATATCCGCATAGTAATTGAAAGCCTTACTCATATCCTCATAAGAAGGTCTACATCCGTTCTTGAAGAAATACTCCATTGTCTGGTGGATAACCGTACCATATGACGTAGCCTCGTGCTTCTCCGTGGATCTGTGACCCTCCACGTAAGTCTTATACCACTTATACGGACATTGGACAAACGTGTCTATCTGTGAGTAGGATGCGGCAAGCACCTTCTCACCGCCTATGGTCTTACATAGCAAGTTATTCTCCGGAACGATCATAAAGCCTCTCCGTATTTATGTCACGCTCATATAAATCCATCGAAATATTCTGTAGGTTATGCAAATACCTTATCTGGATAAGCTCGCTCAGGTCATCCTCCATATCCCTAAGTCCGAGATAATACTCGTCGCCAAAAACCTCCATGGTCATCCCGTGTCCACGATATACGTCCCTATTCTTGTCACTCTTGAAACCGATAGCGTCAAGAAGGTTATCGTCTATCTCAATAGGCATGATATCATCTTCCCCTGAATACCATTTCATTATCCCATCATCAATCTCACGTTCAAGGATCAATGACTTACTTTCATTACGCATACCAGTAACGCACCCTACTCTCCATATATCGCCAGCTTTGTCTTTTACAAGATTGCCCGGCCTTAACTCCTTAACTGAAATCATATTCTTCCTCCTCATGATCGTCATCACAATCATCGACAAGAGGGGTTTCTAACCCCTCTTCCCAATCATCATATCCAAAGTCCATCACTTACTCTTAAACCAATCATACAACATATCCGCAAAAATCCCTACAGTTAGTTCATCAACAGGTTTATCACCGAAGACATCATCCGATATCCTTATACCAATCTTCTCTTCAATATCCATCAACACCTCTAATAAATCAAATGGATCCATAGCCAGATCAGATGATAAATTACTATCTTCTTTTACATCATCAATTACCTCTATATTATTAATGTAATTGAACTTATGCATTTTTTCAAATATCTCTTTTCTGGCTAGTTTCAATATTTTATCTCTCTCCATGATTATTTAGATAATTATATAATATATCCATAAATTCCCCTACCGTAAGTTTAGTATAAGGTTTGATGTTTAGTGTCTCATCAGGTATAGATATACCCATCCTTTTCTCTATTTCCATCACCACCTCTGCGTAGTCAAAGGAATCCATAGCCATGTCAGTCGCTAGCCCATCCTCGTTATCGATCTCGGCAGCATGATTAAAACCCGTAAATTCACCCATCTTCTCAAAGATCACTTCCTTGACTACTTTTTCAATTTCTTTTCTTCCCATGCTAAATTGACATTTTCAATCTTCTACCTAATTCTTTTTTTATATCCGATATCCTTTCGATATCCATCTTAACATCGCCTGTGATAGCGCATTCCTTATCCATTCTCTTTGGGGGATCCGGAAGCCGGCTTATGGCGAACAACCATGCCAGCTCCTTGTTCTTGTTCTCCCTAAGATACAAGTCAGACGTCATGCCATACATTTTTATGATCGTATCGAATAACGTTGATTCCGATAAACTCATATGCGCGCTATACACATTTGATGGTTTCCAGATCAAGTTATCCAATCTCATCGTATACTCACGTTTAAGATCTATGTGGGATATTACGGCTCTTACTATAGGTTCTTCCTTGAAGTTGGTATTAGCCACGAACCATACGAGCCGTTTCTCTACCTCCTTGATAGCTCCTGTATCCTTACCCATATCGTTATATACCCCAACGATACGGTCCCGGATCCCCTCGACCTCCGGTGTCAGGCCGGGTGTCTCTATCAGCATCAGCAGCGACCCTCCCCTTGGCGTTATCTTCCACTTCCCATTCTTCTGAAGCTCGATATAACCAGATGCTTTATAACTATCTATTTTCTCCTTTGGAATGACGCTAGCCATCTCCTCTTTCTGCCGGATCATCAAAAGATACCCGACATCAGACATCGTTAATCCTGATGTCATCATCTGTTCAAAATTTATATACATAAGCTAATGAGTTAAAATATTGACCTTATCTTTCTGGCTACCCTCTCGACTATATCGGGATGATCATTTCCGTTATATATATCTATTAGCGTATCTATTATATGTAACCTTATGTTTTTCTTTGATGAATGAAACCAAAAATCTCCATTTTTTCTGTTTACAGGTTTGAATATCTTCAGTCCTGGTATAAGATAACACGCCACACATGATCTTTCAGCAAGTGATAATTCAACCGCTGCCTTTTCTATTGCTTTGCACATAAATACATAATTATCATTCTTTATTAGATTGTAAGCCCTTCTCAACACCCTAAGGGCGTCTGCTTTCGATAATCTCTTTCCCTTTTTCATACTGTTTTACCGTATAAGATTCATTAGCCATACCAACTCTACCAACTGATATAGATTGATTTATAGATTGGTTAAGATGCCCTACAACCGACATCTTAGCCCTAACCGTATTGGCGCATCTTAGAAGGATTCGATAATCCTCTAACGCCCTCTCGTATCTTACGTCCACCCTAGCCCTTTTATCAGCATCAGTCATGCTCTTACATGTTCCGTCCTCCCTCAGGCTTATAGCGATCTTGTCCCGTATGATTCTGATATCATCCTCGGCTATCACCAGTTCGGCGTCAAGAACCCCCTTGTATGAGCTAAGAAGATCCTCCACCGCCACAACTTCCCTTTTTAGGTTCTCCAATTCCAATATCATTGAGTTGTCATTTATCCTTTTATACTCCTGTACTTTATTGGATACCTCATCACAGATACTCATGATCTCCTTTTCCCGTTCCCGGTTTATGATATATCTGATGCTGTATTTAGCCATTTCCTTTAACGAGGATATAATTTCCTTTATCCCCATCTTATCCTCAACCGACAATACGGTCTTCAAGAACATTTCCAGCACCTTTATCACTACAAGCAAGTAATTATATCTCAATCTCATATCAATAAGGTGTTTCGTCATGTACTACATTGAAATCATCACTGGGCGGTATATATTGTTGCTCCAATGGAACACCTGGAGGTGGGGGCGGCAGCGTCACCACGGTCGTGTCCGGCTTGCCGCTACCCACAGGGGCATCCGAGCCTCCCGGTCTTTCTTGGCGCACCACCCCTCCATCAGGATAATATCGCTCATATCCTTTCATGATATCTACATGTATAGCGTCAATCTCCTCCAATGATCTTTGACGGACCTTTACGATATGATGGAACAATAATCCATCCACACGGAAGGATCGTCTTGACTCGCTCTTGAAACGTTCCAGATTAGGATACCATCCTTGCGGAAATTGCATGTATGAGGAGTACCCGTATCTCCTTGGGATATTCAACACTACCATAGCCGTACATAGCTGCCCCAATGAGTCAGACTGATAGAAATCAGACTGCCTTGGCATATGATCCTTCGGATCACGCCTGCCTTCTATCTCTCGATTGAGTTGCGATACGATAAGGAAGAAGATGTTTGGGAACGTTCTTTTGGCTATATTACACATATTCATCAAACTATCTATATTCCTCTTGGCATCACCCGAACCTTGTATAAGAGCTGTATGGTCTATGGATACAAATACAATTTTCTTATCCTTATTCGCCGGCATATATACATTCCATAGAAAATCTTTAAGCTCATCAACTGTTGTAGGTATGGGTATATACGTTATTCTGTTTGAATTTTCTTGTTTAAGACATTTTTGCATTTCTAGCATCTCCTCTTCATCCATTTTACGAAGGAGGATATCTTCTATGTCTTTGTTCATTTTTTTTGATAGTGAACGTAATACCAAGTCTTCCGGATTCATCTCGAACTCACATCTTAACCATACATAATCATCTGCCTGTGGATTGATGTTGACATTCATCACATTGTTCATGATCTTTTGCGCCAAATAGGATTTTCCAACCCCTGGTCTAGCTCCTATGGCTATCGCATGTTGAGGGTAAAATCCCCCCAGCAAAGCTTTGTCTAGATAAGGGTATCCAGTACGAGCCGGGAGAAGTTCTCCCGACTGATATTTCATTATCCTCTCATAGGCGTCCATGATAATTTCTTTGGACGTCTTCCATATCCTATTATCGTTCATCCTCGTGCGTTTCTATCGCCAGCCGTATCGGATTTAGATCCTCTGTTAGCTGATCTTGATTTATATCTTAATCCCTTAGCCGTATGGCATAGATCCTTCCCCTTCCGATAAGCCTTACCCTTCAGCTTATCGGTCTTGTAATTCTTACGACCCAACTCCCGTCTCTTGGCTTTCTGTTCAGGACGAGCATTAATCTTCTTGTCCGTCTCAGCCTTCTTCTTTCTGGCTTCCGGATGTGTCCTATAATATTCAGTCGATTTCCCCATCCTCTTCGTCCTCCTCATCATAATCATAATTCTCTACGATAATATCCTCTCCATCCAGATACGAGGCTTTATCCCCGAGTCTATCTCTCATGCTCTCATAAGGATCGTCTCCATCCTTTATCTCCCACACACATACGTATGGACCTATTATATCAATCAGCATATTAGCCTTATCCTCGCTTATGCCTTTTTCTATCATCTTATCCCTACATTTGTAAAAACCACATGTCTTGTTAAATACTGATCCTCCTACATAATATCCAGTAGGCTTATGAATAAAAATTACTTTCATCTTTTATACAATTAATATTATCTATCAAATTTATTTATCTTCCTTTATATAGTCTCCATAACTCATATCCATATCACACACCACCGTATCGGTCGTGCCGTTTACCACATGGAACAGAAACTCCGGACATCCGTGGCAGGCGTTGCTCCCGATCGCCACCGCTCCGTGCCTAGGGCAAGCCTTCTTTACCATGGTTCTATCATATATCCGTATATGATTATCGCCATACTTTTCAATATATCTCATGGTATTAAGTAGTGATGGCAAAGACATCTTATATGGGGATACATGTTCTATTGGTATATCCAATTCACCAGATAGGCTTTTGTAAATATCCTGCACATCCCGTTTTGTCCTATACGCAAATATATTAATCTCAGTCATTACCATATCCATACTCCTAAGAAGATCCGGCTTAGCCAGCCTCCCCATCGGCTTCCCGAAAGGATCGGATCTCATCCAAGCCCCACACTTCTCGCACCCAACTTGCTTCCCCTCTACCGTATTTATCATAGTGGATGGGATCTTGCAGTACGGGCATACGGATCCGTTTAACATAGCTTTTTGAGCTAAAGACAGTTCTTTCATTCTGTTTCCTTTATTTCAACATTAAATAAGCTGCAATATCTATTGAAATTCCTGCTTTCTATTTCCATATCCTTCTCATACCTGTTAATTGATTTAATAAAATCATCGTAACAGTCCTTGCACATCCATTGATTGATTACCGCCACGTAATAGCCCACGGACGTAGGTCTGTTACACATATCGCAAATACCTAAGCACCCATATCTGGTAAACTTATCCATCATCTCCTGTCTTGTTATTTCAAGCACCTTGAATCCCTTGTAATTATCAACTACTTTTGCCATTGTTATTATTGTTTTGTTTAATGATAAAATAATCAGCTATATCCATTCCCTCATTTATATTGGGCTTTGATTCAAGAAAATCACTTATCTCGATATTCATCCCCCTCATATCCCTATCCACCTTCTTCTTCCACTCGTTAAACGCCGATCCTTTGTCAGGATATAGGACTATTCTCCTACGTCCCAATGCCTCTATCATCTCCCTTTTCAACATATGGATACCTCCGCATGCCATGAAAAGCCTATCTGGATATACGATATTACAGATGACCGCCGTCTTCTCCGACTCAACTATATATACCGGGGCTTCCTTAGGATAGAAGTTGATAAGAAACTCACCGAACAGGCATTGCCTTAATAAATAATCTTGACCGTCGAGGATGTGAACCCAGCATACATGATCCATGGGAACCTTTACCCTCTTACCATCTGGTCCGTAATCCATTATCTTCCCGGTCCTTATCACCCAACTTTTATCAAGTTGCCAGAACACGCAGCATTTACCCCAATCCCCGAATCTCATCATCCCGATCTTATATAAGCTGAACGCTCTATTGGTATGATATGATCCGAATATATTGGATAGATAATCCTGAAGATCAGATGTCTCGAAAGGATTAAGCGTCTCAAACATCTTGCTTACCGGAATGCAGTTGGCTATATCCGGGTCTACGGGAGGCCTATACCTCCTTAATACTTTGTTTGAATCGGTAAAAAGATCATTGTTCCCAAGTTCGCTCCCTGTTGGATATTTAAAGTAACCACATTTATTTTTATGATCACACACCCCAAACTGCTCTCCAACGATCTGACCGGTGGTTACGTCCACGTACGGCGTAAAACACTTATCCTTGCCGCATCGCGGGCACGTCATCTTCCTCCTTGGCTTGCTATGATCCAACTCATACCGATGTACGCTCTTGTCAAACTCCCTGAATTCCATTATCCTCTCCTCTCACTCATCACTCTATATATATAATCTCTCAGCGACTCTTTTCTTATCAAACCATTCAACTCAAAATCACCCTCTATATCTAAAGATCCGATCCTTGACGTAACCGTATAATTGGTTTTCTCAAACTTATACTTACCTTGAAGATATACAACCGTAGCCATATTAAGTATAGGATTATCGGTTTGTCTCTTCAACTTATATTGACTTGTCTTAGCGGTAGGATCACCCGGAGCGAAGTTATATATCTCCTCTATCTCCAATATCTTTCCGTAGTTCTCCAGTATCATTCTTCTATATAGCTCAAGCTGGAAAGCGTACTCGTCATAGAAATTGCCTTTCCTGTTTGATTTGAAGTCCAATATAGCGAATATCCTCCTGCATCTCTTTATCTTCTTTTTCTCCGTCTTAGGCTGACCTTTCTTGGCTCCCGTCTTATAGAACTCTCCTGTCTCGACCTCTATCTCCACCATCTCCGGCTCGCTATCCATTTCCACCACTGCGTCCACCGAAGAAGCTACCTTTAACCTGCTTGACCTCAACATCTTCTCGATCAATACAGGTTTTACATGTCTTTCCTTGCAGAATATGGCAAATGATATTAGATCCTCTATTAGCTCATCAATGTTATCCACTAATATCCGCTCCATCCTATACTTGTCTATTCTTAGCTTGGCTTCCTTGACCACCTTCCTGATCCATGTCGGGATCAGCTTTATGTTAACCCCGGTCAGATACAACCCAAATAGATAATGCATGATAGTACCTAAGTCAGCCCTATAGTTAGCGTACTCATCAGGGTCCTTGCCCTTGAGTCTCATCTCATTCTTCCATTTCTCCAAGGCTCCGGACGTATCACAATACCCATTGGCGATATTGTTAGTGGCTCCATCGTATATGATAGGATACCCATCAACATCCATCTCATAATACACGCGCTTGCCGGCAACAGTCATTCTATATAACACCGGTGTCGGGATATCCCTTATCCATTCAGCGGCATAATACTGCTGTTCGGTCTCCAGATCATACTCAACTTCCATTTCCTCTTTAGGCTCTTTTTTAGGCTCTTCAACAGACTTTTCCTCCTCATCCATATCTTTCTTTGGGATCGTTGACAAAACATCTAATATGCCAAAGAAAGCGGTAAATTTAGGATCTGTATGATATGATCTTAATATTGGTAATGATGATCGCCAATAATATGATGGCGCATTCTCGTCCATTGACTTATTATGAACAAACTCTATTACAACACCATCATCCGTGATAACCACATGATGTTTTTTGGATAAACAAACTCTCATATCATCAAACGATTCTTGATCGCTTATGACTTCCATATCCATTCCTTTCTTATATATCGTATCACTTATAGCCTCGTATCCAAGAGCTAAAAGTAATTTTTGTTTTCTTCTATCCATGATAATAATCTGGTTTTTAATTTACCATCCTCCTCGACTCTAGGTGTGAGATCCCTCATCCTTCTGGCTGCTAACAACCATACGTTACCAAACTCATCCAAGAGCCGGCTGAAATCCATCGTATCTAATAGATAATCGAATCTTGTATGCTCATCAGCCGTCAAGTAAATAATGTTATCGTTATCCTCGGCGACCGATTTATATTTCCGTTTAGGGTATAAGTGGCATATGTTGCTTACCCCAGGACATGGTATATATGCGCCGGTAGCAGATCTTCTTATCATACTTAACTTAGCTACGTGGGCGCCAAAGAACACGGCTAGGCTTCTACCCCGGGGCTTGACCTTCGCCCGTATCGCCGTCCTCCCCTTTGGCGGTAGTTCCTTGGCTCTGCATGCTGGACATAACCCCTTGCTTCTTATGGCTACCATCCTCCCGCATCTCTCACACGGCAACATCCTACCTCTCATGCCTTTTTCTTTTTATAACTTTTATTGAACTCCATAAGGCTCATAGCCCTATATCTTTTAAGCCTATTAATCTTACCCTCAGTCCAATCTTGATCTTTGAAGTTGATGATCGTATCGAATATCTGAGCCAGCTCTCGGATATTAAAATTCCTGTTCTGTATTTTTTTATAGAATCCGGACCTACTATACCCTAACTTGGAAGCCAGATAAGTCTTATTAGATAATGTGAGGATACGATAAATCGTACCCTCCATCTTACTTATTTCCATCAACTTCTCGGCGACGGATGACATGGTTTCGTAGCTAGCCTTGTTGCTTACTATCCTCATGCTTCTCCGGGTTCCTGATCTTACCGTCAAACTCATAGAAATCCATCAACTTCTTCTCCTCCTTAATACAGGTTACCACGAAGTCTGATATAGTCCCTTTCATGCCCTCCTCGAAGTTCTTCTTGGCATGATCAAGGTCATTGGCCCGAACGATGTAGTTAAACGCCTTGCGTTTCTCATTACCCGATTTCTCGTCTACCGTAATATAATCAGCCGTGACCTTATAGAACCGGTCTCCATCCATGGCAAACAATTCCGCTATCCTGAATCGTTTGATATCAACGCTAAACTCACCGGAGATGAATGGTCTCATTTCCTCTATGATTCTAGCCTCACATTCGGTATAAGAAAGGGCATCTACTAAATACTCTTCCTTTACCTTCTTCTTCATGCCGTTCTCGGCATCGGTCTCGTAAGAAACCGTACATTTAAACCAATTGTGCATTTTAATCTATATTATTATTAAACAAAGGATAATCTTTTATTCCTTCACGAATATATCTCTCCGTATCATCATCCACATCATAAGCCTTCTTGAAAAATATCATAGCCTTGTCCGTGTCGTGATCCACCAACGGAAGATATTCCTTTACGAAAAGAACTTTAAGATGATTCATGTGATCAATCTTGCGCCTTACATCAATTACTTTTGGCCATATCTCGGCACGGATTTCACCCATCTTTTTTACATTCTCTTTGTATTCGTTTACCTG